TGTATCCCGGCGGTGTCGCTCCATACGCCGGGCTGGCCGGATCGGCCGTCACTGCGAAACTCTGCGTCCCGTCACTGGTCATCACCGTGGTGCCGACCGGTATGAACGCGGTCAGAACCGGTGCGAACCGCCCGAACGTCACGATCCCGGCGGCCGTGGAAGCGGGAAGCCGCACAAACCCGAAATCCGCACCGAAACTGTCGCAATCACTGCCGCTGCTGGTCGCCAGCCGCGTCGTCTGCAACACCTGAACGATCAACCACTGCAACCACAGGCCCAGCGACGCATTCGCCTCGAGAACGGCACGCAGAACCGAACCTACGGTCAGATCCAGCACCTGTGTCGCCGCCCCCTGCACGGCGGCCGCCATCTGCTCCACCATGGCGGTGAAGTTCTGCAACGATAACTGCATTGGATTCCCTCTGAAACGTCGAAGCCGCAAACCCGCCGCTCAAAGCGGCAGGTTCAGCGCCACGCTCTGCCCGCTCAACGCATCCTGATAAGCGATCGTCAGCCCGATCCCCGCCGGATTGCCGGTATCGACGGTGATCTGCGGCAAAGGCGACGCCGCAACACGGCTCTCGGCCGCCATCTGCGTCCGCGCAATCGCCGCAACAGCTCCCGCCGCGCCCGCGGCACCAACGAACTGCCCCAATCCAGCGCCATAGCTCAGTTGCCAGATATAATCGCCAGGATTGGTCAGCAACCGCCGCAGCACGCGTTGCTCGGTCAATGCCGAACCCGTCGCCAATGCCAGATCGCCCCCGGAATCGATCGCCAGATCGCCGCCGAACACCAGACTCGCATCCGCCATCACACCACCGCCGATGTCGTACCGGTCTGCCCGCCCTGCGGGTCCGGGTGAACATGCTTGTCATAGGCTTGGCGCAACGTATCCACACTGCCGCGCTGACCGCCCAGATCCGAGATTTCACCGCTGACCATCAAATTCCCCTTGATCGAAACCGTGCTCGCCTGAAGCGCGATCGTGCCGTCGTTCCGGAGCTTGATGAACGAGCCGCTCTGATGCACCAGCCAGAATTCGCCCACCGGCACCGCCGGCGGCGCATCGGTGCTGGACCACACCCGCCCGAGCACCACCGCCTGCTCGGAATCACCCTCCTGCCCCAGCACCATCACCTGGTCCCCGGGCGACAGCGGCGAGACCATCCCCCACCCCCCCCCCACCCATGATGTCAGAACCGGAGAGAAGGTTTTCAGGCTGCATCATCACCCGCGCCGCATAGGCGGTGGGATCGAAACTCGCGACCACGCCGAACCGTGCCTGCCCGCTCATGCCATCGAGCGCTGCGGCACGCGCCTTCACCGCATTCCAGAACGCGTCCATCATATCACCTGCAGCGCTTCGAACCGTTGAACGAAACCACGGCTAACATCGACATGCCGCTCGATCGTCCGGATCCGATACGACGAATCGAACGCGGTCCCTGTTCCGGCGAGCACGAACACGCTCCCCGGCACGAGCGACAGCTCGCCCGGCATGCTCGCCCGCAAAAGCACTGCCTGCGCCGCCAGCTCCGCCTGGTGCGCGCTGGCCAATTGCGCAACCTCACCCTGCGTCAGGTTCGGCCGCACCAGCGTGACACCGCCCGATGTGCCGACACTGCTGACAAATGCCTGCTTCGATTTCGGATTCCAGCTCGTTACGGTCACCTTTGGCGCAATCAACCCCACCGCCTGGTCCACGACCAGCGACAGAAAATCCTGCCCGTACTGCAGCACCGTCTGAACCCCATCGGTCACCGGTGCGAAATTCAGCGTCGTCCCGGTCACCGAAAGTGCGAATTGTTCCACCAACGCCAACCCGGCCAGCAGGTCCCAGCGCGTCATGTGCCGCGAATGCAGCGCCAGCGCCGTCCTGGTATGCGCCAGTTCATAATACTGCCCGACCGGTGTGGCCGTCGCCGTCACCGCCGCCGCAAGCCCGGCCTCGGACGCAAAGCCCGACGCGATCTGACTCGCGGTCTGATTGGCGAAACTCTCGGTCACCTCGGCGTCGATCAACCGTGCCGACAGATCCCGCCCGCTCACTACCGCCTGGCCCCGCCCGAAATCGAGCGCGACATTATCGATCTGTCCGACCAGCAACGGCGCGCCACCAACGCCGATCTCGCTCAGCAACCCGCTACCCGCCCCGATCCCGACACTGATCGAGACCAGCCCCGACCCAAGCCCGGCGAAATAGCCGGCACCACCAGGCATCCCACCGGTCGCGAACACGACCCGAAACCGATCAGCCGAAAAATGCCCGCATTGCAGCAATTCGAGCTCGATCGCGCCGCTCACCGGCATCCCATCGATCGTCACCGCAAGCGACACCATCCGCGCCGTCATACTGTCAGACATCGGCAACACCGCCGCCCGCGGCCGAGTCCACCGCTGGTATCACCAGCTCGACCACACCGTTCAACACCGGATCATCGAGACCGTTGACCTGAGCGATCCGGATCCATTGGGTCGCGTCACCCAGATACTGCGCCGCAATCGCGAACAGATTGCCGCCCGCCACCGTCACCACCGTCTCGCTCACAGCGCACCTATGCCCAGATTGGCAGCAGCCCGCCCCAGATATGCCTGCGACGCAGCCGCCCCCGCCAATGTCGCGGATGAAACCCCGATCGATGCCATCGCCGCAATCGGCACCGCCGCGCCGACACTCGACGAGAACGCCGCAACCCCGCCGTCGAGTGCCGCCCCCGCCGCCGACACGGTCGACACCACCTCAGCCTGTGCCTGCGTCACCCCCGCCGTCGACGCGCTCGAAACATCCGCCAGCGAGACCCCGCTCAGCCCGGAAAATCCCGCGGCACTGGCAATATCCAGCCCCGCCTGAACCAGCGCGGACGGCAGCGCCGTCACCAGATTCTCGACCGCGACGAGCGCGATCCGAAACGGAATCCACCAGGGCTTGCGATACAGCGCCTCGAACGAAGCGATCACCACGGTATAGGCAAACCCGCCCCACACCAGCGGCAGCGCAACCCCCGCATCCCGTGCAATCCCCAGCGCCTGCGCCCGCAACTCGGCATCGGGGCCCGAAAACGTGCCAGCAAACCCGATCTCGGTCGCCGCCGCACCCAGCGTATCGATCACCCGCCCGCCACCTACAGGCTGATGGATCGCCAGACGCTGCACCCCGCCGAACGAAATTTCCGCCGGAACCTCGAAATCCCGGAACGCCACGCCACCCAGAGTGACCGCGACCGTCGTCATGACAAATCCCCCGATTTCAAAATCCCGGCTTCCGCCCGGCAAATACCGGCGACATCCTGGCGTCGAACCCGGTGACGCCCGAAGGCGGCCGCCGCGCCTCGTCACCGAACAACTCACCCATGATCCGCATCATATCCGGCGGCGATACCGCAGGCGGTACCGCCCCGATCCCCTTCGCCGTCTCACCCGCATGTCCGGCCCAATGCCGCGCCTCCCGAGCGTCGCGCTGCGCAAGATCCGCCGAAACCGCTCCGTACCGGGACCGCTCCACCACCCGATGCACCCCGTCGAAACGAGCCGCATACCCCTCGTCGCCGGATCGATCGGACCGCACTGCATGCCCCCGACCCACCGGCGCGAACGACCGTCCACGAACCAGCGTCATCAATCCCACCTGCCGGGCCCTACCAGCGACCCGCCGGGTCATCATCCCGGACCATCCCGCCCTCGCCGATATCGGCCCCGCACCCGCCACAAGCCGGTCACGAAAAGCCACACGCCCATATCGCTTCGCCGCGTGCACAATCTCCGCCCCGGCCCGCCGCGCCGGCATCACGTCCTGAACAGTCGATATCGATCCGGACCTGCGCCAGGGACTGCTCATTTTCGCATAAGTTCGCGCCGATCCCGCCCGATCCGCCTTCGCAACCTCCCGACGATCACGCCACCGCCCGACACCGCCTGATCCGGACGCCACCGATGGCGCCACGAGCGGACCGATCATCCACGACGCACCGCCCTTACGCGCGCCCTGTCTCCCCGACTGGTCCCAGACCCGTCCGTCTCCGCGCGCCACCACCTCAGCCCGATACGCGGCGGAGGATCCGCGCCCCCGCATCACACGACCATGATCGATCACCTGAGGGATCAGCACCGCACGAAGCCGGACTCCCCCTGGCTTCGCCCCCAGCGCCCGTCGCGGCGCAACCCGTCCGGCCTGCCACAGACTCCGCCGCACCATCGCCATCCACTTGCGCGCATGATCGGCAAAGCGTGCGCCCGTCCGATCACGAAACACGCTCATCGATCCACCCACATCATGGTTGCCCAATCGAAATCCAGCCCGTCGAGTTCGCCGCACGCCACGACGAATGCCACCCGCTCCGCCTCGCCGAGCGTCATCGCCACGTCGAACGGCACCCCGCGCCCGACCAGATACAAACAGTCGATCAACGCGGGGTGCCGGCTCAGTTTCCCGCCAGGGCCTTCACGTCACCGGGCTCATCCGGCGCATTCGCCAGCGCCACCGCCTCGATCCCATCCTCACCCAACCGCTCGACCGCATTCTCCACCGCCGCCTCGCTCGCCGGAAACAGTAGAGGCACCCCATCGATCGCGGTCACCGCCGCCGCCAGCGAGGCCACGCCCAGATAAACCTCGTTCATCGCGAGTTCGGCACCGAGCGCCTTGTAAAGCCGCAGCCGGTCCAGCATCGTGAGGTCCCGCAGCGTCAGCTGCCGCCCCCGCGCATCCTCGATCCGCCGCTCGCTCATACCCGCTTCCTGGTCGAAGCGAAGAAATCGAGCTTCTGCGCCACCGGCATGTCACCGCGAAACATCCCCGCCGAGGTCAGCTTGAACACCACCCCCTCATATTGGTAGGTCGATGTCGAACCATCGACTTCACTGACATACTGATAGAGCGTCCCCGGCGCGATCGCCTGCCCCGCCAGATACGCAAGCTCGATCTGCGCCATGAAGTCATCCGCCGCCGAACTCCCCCGATCGAGCGCAAAACTCCCCTGCCAGCCGCGCGGCAGCTCGGCGCCGAGCTGCACCCCGTCGAGCCGATCCACCCGCACGCTCTGCGTCACCTGGCTGACTTCGAACCCGGTCACATAAGCCAGATCGATCCGCCCGAACGGTCCCATGACCACGATCTGACAGTCATTGCCAACGGAAAAATTATTATACGGCATGATCTATTGTCCTTATACAGTGCCCTGCGGCAACGTCTGCTGGCTGACCTGAACAGTCTGGCCACCTTCGACATTGACGATGAATTTCTCGTTGATCGACTGATACTGAACCTGCACATCCGCCTGGACATACCCGAGCGCCGTCCGCGATTGCGGATTGTTCGAAATATCGCACACCACCGCGAACGGCAGCGAACCATCGGTCGAACCCAGCATCTTCTGCCCCAGCATCGCATTGAGAAACGACAGCAGCGTCGAGCGGATGTTCTGAAACAGCGTGGTATTCACAAGCTGCCCGACATAGGCACCCATCCCCGCCGAAAGCGTGTCGGCGATGTAATTGGTCATGCGTGTGTAGTTGTCGCCATTGGTCGCACTGTTCGACGATGTATTATGCCCGCCGCGCACGCCCCAATACGCACCCCCCGGCTGCGGATTACTGATCACATCGATCCCCGCAGACAACAGCACCGACAAATCCGCGGTCGAATACGTGCTGCTGCTGCCCGCCACCGCCTGGCCCGACTTCTGGCTCCCCACGACGCCGTAAAGCTGCTTGTTGAGCGATGATTGCTCGGGCGACAGATTGGCAAGAATGCCCGCCGCAAACCCCTGCGGCGAGACCAGCCGGGTGATCCCGTTCGCCTGATCGTACCACCAGATCCAGTCACCGAACATCAGCTTGGCCGCATAGGAATCGATGCCCGCCGTCTGCATCGTGGTCACCGCATGGGCAATCGTATCGCCCGGCGGGCCGGCCAGGATCATATAGCAGCCCTCATCGAGCCCGAACGCGACTTCCACGCTCCATTGCGTCGAATCATCGAGGTCCGCCAGCACAACGATGCTGCATCCCTGACCCCGCAACGCATACATGCCCGACCGTGGCGAAACGTCCTGCCCCACCACCATCCCCGAGGTCAGCCCCGCAGCACCGTCGCTCCCCGGCGTGCCGGACGAAAAGGGGAACGTCCCGCTCGAAGGTGCCAGCGAGGATGTCCCCGCCGTCGCGGTCACCAGCTGGGAAGCCCCGCGCAACGGCCCGGTACCATTGTTGATCGCATTGGCAACCGCCGCCCAGAACGCTGCCCCGGTCCCCACGATGTTATTGAACACCTCCACCGTCCCGCCCGGCAGCGCGATGGTCACCTGCCACGAATTCGCAGCCGACCCGGTCGAAATCGTCGCCACCAGC